ATGCTTCCAGTTTCTGTAAAACAGTAGGTTCCATCTTGCTGATAATCAACGTTCGTTTCCGATGTTCCGCCCGATGATACGCGACTTAAAATCTTAACCGAAATTGAACTTGTGCCAATCTCAGTAATGATTCCTTTTAGATACGTATTTGTTAATGCTACAGAAGTACCAGCTCCAACATCTACTTTTCCTGTAAGAGATTGTGTGACTCCCATACCAACTGCTAAATCGGGAATAAGGCCATCCGCAGATGTATTGACACCACTTAAAATTTGATCCGCCCTACCATCAATAATTCCCAATTTAATGCCGTTTGCCCAAGAACCAGGATTTCTTGCTGCAACTACGACATTAGTAATAGTATTTTCATCATATCCAAGTTCTTCATAATTATCTAAACTTTTAATCTTGACACTACTTGCGGTTCCGACAAAAGCATTTTTGAGTTCAGTGTCGTCTGCTCTGATTACTTGCAGCGATCCACCATAAGAAAGGTAAGATGATGCAACCATCCAACTTTCATAATGCTTGTCTATGGCATAAGGTTGTCCAAAATTATTCAGTAAATCATTTTCGCTTTCAATTAAAGTAGGCGAATCTACAGGTCCTTTTGCAAATGGTGAAACAATTGCTCCCATTTGAGTAGCTCCTGGTTGAACCCTACCAGAAGTAAGATCAATTTCCTTTACTACGATTCCAGGAGATGCTAAATTTAGTGGCATCTTTGTTCTCCGTGTTATCCCGATTTATTCTAGAAGTATTTATTAAAAAGTTTATTTTCATTGGGGAAACGGTCAATGAACAACTTACCAGTCAGGATAATGCCAATTGTGAGATTGTGTATGCTTTTTTCTATTTTTAGTAATTCTTGTTTTGGTGCATTCCTTACATTCGTAGGCATATGCAGAAGGAAGGGCACCCTTTCCTTTGCGAGTTAGATAATAATCATCAATCAAACTTTTTGTTTTCTTGCATATTCTACATTGACGTTCTAAAAAAAGTAGGTGTTGAGTATTGATTTGATCATCAATATCAAAATTCATTATTGGTAATCCCACATATATGAACGATCACCATATTCGTCAACACTCCATATTTCTTGAGATTCAAATTTATTTTCCTTTGTGGCAATCAACCATCTATCTCCCGTTTCCTTCTCTATAAAAACTCCCATATCTTCCAATCCGTCTGAAATAAATCCAAATGGTGCCATATCCTGATCTATTTGATTTTTTTGTTCTTCATATATTCTCTTACGAATATCATTATTAGTCATCTCCTTAAAATAATTTTGAGCGACTAACCAGGCAAAAATTACCAAGCACATCGCAAGGTCGTCATTACAACCTTCCTCGGCTTCATACGAGTTATGTCTTTGAGTAAATGTTGTAAGCTCACTAATAATGTCATAGTCACTTACAAATAGTTTATCATCCTCAATAAGTAATTTTAAGTTGGAGCATCCCAACTTTTTAACTGCCGCAGTCGTTCTGATTCCAAGTTGAGATTTTTTACCACTAAATCCAGTTCCAACTAACTGCCCAGCTCTTCCTCTCATAGCACACATTAAGATATTATCATATTCTAAATCATAATGAAGAATATTAGCGACCTGATCTCCAATATCATTAACTTCTATAAGTAACCAGGCATTATCATATCCTTTTGCAACTTCATTTATAATGCTGGGAAATAGCATCGGTTTAATTTCATTATTTTTGTATTTTGCCACAACTCTATAAGGAAACTCTGTAATATCAAAAACAACAAATGCTGAATAGTCATTGCCCATTCCACGAGCAACATCGACTGTAATCAAATAACTATGATCTTCTTTTGGTTCCTCATAAACATCAAGACCTTTACTTCTTTTTAATGGATCATCATAGACTAATATTTTAAGTTTGGATGGATTGATTAGAGTTCCTATGGACCCTAAAAATTCACAAAGGTGCTCTGCCTTAAATTGTTGCTCACTTGTGTTTGCAATTGTTTGTGCCTTCCATTCCTCATCTCTTCCCGGAACTTCTGACCAATGAACCTCTGTGGCAACAAATTCACTCTTTTTTCTTTCTGCATCGTGCCACATACGATAAAAGTGATTCATACCCTTTGGAGTGGATACAATAATTACTTTTGTTGACTTACCAGATGAAATTGTAGGATATACTGATGCAAAGAAATCATCAGCAATATGATTTGGAACGAATGCAAATTCGTCCAAGAAGATAATATTGAATGCCATTCCTCGAACAGCAGATGCTGACGTAGAGGCAGCAAGAATCTTAGAACCATTTTCCAGTTCCATAGATCCTTTATTCCAAGATATTATTCCCTGTTGCATCCACTTTGGGAGATTTTCGTAAGATAGTTGCAACCTTTGTAATATTTCTCTTGATGTTGTTGCTTTGTTTGCAAGAATACCAACATTTACATTATCGTTGAAAACGATGTAATGTAATAAGTAAGATACTACTGTCGTGGTATTATGTGTGGGAATAAATGTCTTTCCGCATAAAAATAAATGGTCATCACTATCTACTTGAATACATGCAACTGGGA